AAAGTTGATCTGAGCTCTCAGTAAATATCAATACGGTTCTGACGAGTCGCTTACTCTCGGAACTCACATATGAGAAACGATATTTCTTCCACCGATACCCTTTATTTGGGTATCGCAAGTAAGCCCCAAAATCTGGGTGTTACTCTTACTACCCAAACTACTGGTAGTTTCCGTAATTTCATGGTCGAGTTGCAGATCTGCAACTCACCCACCAGCCAACGCACTTTTGCGCTATCAGGAATATCAACAAATTACCGCCGCAACCGTTCCGGCTTCTTCCACTGATAAGTATTTTTCGCGCTCTCCCTCCGTTGTTGAGAACGGCGACGGTATGCCAGCAACTCAAGGACTCTGGTTCGTATGTTGCGCATATCCACGCCGTTAAGCTCAATACCGTCACGGCGCATCACCTCAGCCACCACACGCGCGTAATTTTCAGCGGTGACTCTACCCGGCTGCGCGGCCTGTTCGTCAGCCAACTGGCTGATTCCACCAGCACAGCGGATTAATCGCAGTATTTCAGATTCGGTCATTATCATGCCTGTTTTGCGACCTCATTCACTACGTCATTTTTTACCATCCGGCTGATAATCTGATTACACAAATCGTCAATAATTGACTGCACTCTGTTTACTGCCATCGGTTTAAGCCCAACATCACGTGCCAGAATACTGGGGAGTTTTTCCAATTCCTCGCTTACGATTTCTCCCCATATAGCCATCTCTTTTCGCACATCATCGGCGGGTATGAGTTGCGCCGTTTCCTGTTCGAACTTGAGGCGCTCACGTTCGGACTGATACCAGGCCTTACGGTCGTGTGGCTCCATTTCTTCCAGTGATGCCAGAACGGGAAGATCAAGAAAACAGGTCAGAATGTCAGTCACCCGATAGAGTTTCAGCTTGTCATGTCCTCCGGCTGGCTGGATATTTTTCAGCCTTGCCGCCGCAGTCTGGCGACATATTCCCGCTATCGCCGCCAGCTGGTTAATGTTCAGCATCAGATTTTTCAGTTCCCGATCCATACCCGCTCCAGAATGTTTTAAACATGCATCTTGCAAATATCTTTTAAAAAAGGTCAAAAAACGCGCTGTATGTTGAACACAAAATAAGCAAAATTAACATATCAAAAATAAAAACACTTAAAATTCAATATGATAGAAAGATGATGATGACGAATGAAAATGCAAAAACTAGCCTTTTTCCGCGCCGCTCCCGCCCCGTGGCAGGTCACTACACCGGGAGGACCCGCAAAAAAAGGCGGCTATCGCCGCCCTTGTTGTCATGCTCCACTCGATTTCAGTAATCCGCAATAGTCGAGGGCCGCGACACCTGCATCTATGCGCACCTTCCAGGCGACGCCATCAACAGTAAATCCCTCCTGCTCCTCAAGATATGGCGTATCAATACCATCAAGATAAGCGACCTCTATCGTGTCCATACCCTTCGCCGCTGCCACATACCACTCCTTGTTATTGGCTTTATCAAGACGTGGCTCAACGATTACCTCCGCCATATCTTTCACCACGTTAATGATGCCGGGGTTCTGATTGATAGTGCTCACGCCATCAACCGGAAAGAGTGATGACGATGACAGAATGGCGCGATGTGCGGCAGACTCCAGCGCGGCGGGGACCAGGACAAATGCGGGGGTAATATTCAGCGAATCGCCGTTAGCGTCTTCCTGGAGGCGCATCAGCTTACGGGCTTCGTTAAGCCCCTCCATGTCCATATCCTTCGCAATAAGATTTTTATGATCGGCATGGAATAACGCTTTACCATCCGTAAACTTGCCGTTGCTGGTTAACAGGAGATAAACCAGATTGCCAACTGTTCTGGCAGCTGCGCGTCCCATCGCCATGGGGATTGTAGTTAACTGGGTCAGGTCATCGTTGATAATGGCCTGACGGGTAACGGAAAAAATATTCCCGTACGTGGCCAGCGCAATAGGTACACCTTTATCGCTGGTGGTGATGTATTTATATTCCGCGCCTTCCGGTACTTTATCCAGCTTTGAAAAACCATTCAGACCAACGCGCTTTGCTTCATGAAAGTTTGAAAGCGAACCGGTACGCGTCCATTTCTGGAACGTTTCGCCGCTGTCCTGCCAGCCTTTCAGTACTGATTTTTCAGCGCCACCAGCCAGAATATGAGAAAAATCGCTGCTGCTGTGTGTGAAAGCTGCATTAACGACCTGCGAGCGATTTAAAAAACCGCCAACACTGATACCACGATCAGTTAGTGATGCCTGGGCCATTTCAAAAAGGCTCATCATCGCGTAAGGGTTGCCTCGTTCAGGGCGTTCATACCCAAGACGGGAGTAAAGCCCCTGACGAATTGCATCACCTGTTATGTTTCCGTTTCCGGCATAGATATGAGGCGGGGTATTTTTATTGGATGGCGTGGACTCGCGCCCCAGCTCGTTCAACAGCTTTTCACGGGCCATTTCCGGTGTACATGATGCATCTTCCAGACACGCCATTTTGATCCCATCGTAACGACTGCCGAACAGGCTAAACACTTCACTTATTCCATTGATGCGCTTCTGTTCATTACCAGCAATATTTGCCGCTCCCTGTGGCGGTGTAATCATTCCTTTAATGGTTTCCGGCATATGTAAAAAATCTCCTGTGCGTTTCGATTCAATTCGCGCCATTGCTCTGACGGATGGCAACAATTCATCAGCAAAACCGTGCTTAAGGCATTCTTTACCATCCATCCAGGTTTCATCCTCCAGCATGGCGGTAATTTCCTGTGCTGATTTGCCCGTTTTTCTGGCATAAGCAGGGATTAACACGGTTTCCACCTTATCCAGCAAATCAGCATAATCACGCATATCGCCAGCATTTCCGCCAGAGATCCCCCACGGTTTATGGATCATCATCATGCCGTTCTCCGGCATCACTACACGATCGCCAGCCATTGCGACCACCGAAGCCATTGAAGCCGCAACACCATCGATATAAACCGTAATGTCTGCCGGATGATTCCGTAGCAGGTTATAGATGGCGATGCCTTCAAACACATCACCACCAGGTGAATGGATCCTCAGATTGATATGTGAAACATCGCCAAGGGCTTTCAGGTCTTCCGCGAACTGCTTTGCAGTAACACCGAAGCCGCCAATCTCCTCATAGATAGATATATCCGCCGCTCCACGCACATCCGCCGCCTTAATGGTGTACCAGCGATTCATTATTCCCCCACCGATGCAAAACCATTCTGATTAAGCCAGGTGTTTACGGCATGTCTGACAATCTGCGCCACACCTGGTAATGGTTTGTCAGGATGATGATTTATATGGTCGATCCTGTACTGCTTAAGGCGCATAACGGTCTGCGCATCCAGATGAACGGAACCACCCCTGATATCGCCCGTGTTCAGGTCATTAATACAACTCACAGTAACTTCCTCTTACTGACTAAACTGTGCACATTATTGATCGATAAATGTGGTAGATAAACACATTTCTATCATAAAAATAGATTAATAAGATTCAGACACAAAAAATGCCGGAGAGAATCCGGCATAAATATCCCGCCATCTGAACACGTTTTACACAGGCAACTCCATCTGGCAGGTGAAAAACAAATTTATTTATATATTTCAATTAATTGCAAACTGGTCTAATGACAGGGAGAAAAAAATATTGTACAGGTGAAAACAGAAATAATTTTTAATTATCAATAAATTATCACACATGCTGCCGCCGCCATGAAAATGCAAAAACCAGCCTTTTCCCGCGACGCTCCCGCCCCGTGGCAGGTCACTACACCGGAAGGACCCATAAAAAAGCCGGATTACTCCGGCTTCTGTTACTCGTTGCTTAAAACGGTATGTTATCCCCGTACGGATCATCATTCCCCGCCTGTTGTTTTGCCCTGTTCAGTGCGTCAGTAGCCTGGCCCTGCTGGCCTTTTTTGCCGCCCGGTCGCGCCGTTCGCGCACTGATTACACTGTCTGCGATAACCTGCCAGCCCTGCCGCGTTTCCCCGTTCTGGCCTGTCCACTGGCTTACCTGCATGTTACCCGCCACGCTCACCAGTTCGCCTTTGTGGTGTCTGGCCAGCGCATCGGCCTGTCTGCCAAACGCCAGGACGGATAACCACATCGTCGCCGTTCCGTCATCTGCCTGACTGCATGGCAGTGGGACCGCCATACTCGCCATCGCCATTTGTGTCCCTTTGCTGGTGGTCTTTAACTGCGGGTCAGTCGCCAGCCTCCCGTAAGCCGCTATCTGTGCTGTCATGCTGTCTGCTCTCCGGTTTTAACGTTGATGGTTGTCACCTGTTCCGCTTCGGCTATCTCCAGCTCTGTCAGCGTGGCAAAGTTTGCCGCCGCCGCTGTCATGAATGCGCTTATCAGTTCGGGATGTGTTTTCGCGTATCCTTCTCCGGCATGGCGGTCTATTGTTCTGATTGCCACCTTTAAGGCGTGCTCTGTCATGTCTAATGCGCGATATTTTGGCGCTGTTTTATCTCTGGTTTTTCTGGTCATTCCTCACCACTCCCCACTTTTGTTCCCCACTTTTTGAAATTACCCAACGTCTCCCCACTTCTTTTTTTTGTGACTCTAATGTACTGTTTTTCAATGTGTTTTTTACTCCCCACTTTTTGGGGTATATACAGGTGGGAAAGTGGGGAATCACGTTTCAATTTTGTTAAATTCCCCACACTCCCCACTTTTACTACCCACTTTTTACAGTGGGCGCACGTCATCACCGTCAATAGCAATAACGCCATCACCTTCCAGCTTGTACAGCCAGCGCCGGAAGTGTTTCATCTCATACCCCAGCTTTTTCATATCATCGCGCAACAACGGAATAGTGCATTTATCGCCACGCTGTGTGCGTGAACGGATACATCCCCATAGCGCGGCATGATTCTCCGTCTTGTTCCCGGCTTCCTCGATGCGTTCCAGTTCAACAGGCGGGCGCGGCTTATCCACAACCACCAGCGACGTGATTAACTCCCCGTCAGTGTCGGTAAAAAGCTCCACCACACGTAAATCATATGCAGCCTCTTTCAGTTCCTCCGCGTCCTTCATTTTGGTGCAGGAGATAACCAGAGCTTCGCTGTCTGCACCTTCCCGGCGAATACGGTATTCAGCGTCCAGAGATGCACGAAATGCACTGGAACCACGCGCTCCCTTTGTTTCATCCTTGCCGGAATGGTGAACCACCAGCACCGTGACCCCTGTGCGGCGTTTCAGTTCGTCACATCCACGGATAAACGCCCCCATATCCCGCGCGTCATTTTCATCATTACCGCCAAAGCAACGCGCCAGCGTATCCAGAATAATCATGCGTACCGGTTTACCCGTTTCCCGTTCAACCTGGCGGGAAGCGATGACCATTTCATCAACATCAAGCGGGGCTGCCGGAAAAATCGGGCGGTTTACCAGGTACAGATTTTTCACCCGTTCATCATTAACGATTTCCCATGCCTTGATACGACGGGGGACACCAATGCCACCTTCACCGACAACATACATCACCGAACCATGCGCCACCCTGCGGCCTCCCCAGTGGCGACCAGTGGCAACATGACACGCCCAGGAACACGCAAGGAACGATTTATAGGAACCGCTCGCGCCGTATGTGCTGCACAACGAATTAGCCGGAATCACGCCCTTAACGACATAATCAAGCTGTGTGTCGTACCCTGCAGATCCAATACTCATTGGTAGCGTGGTTTTTCGCTGTTCGTTTTTTTCTTCCTCCGGTATCTCTCCGGACATTTTTTTCTGGCGCTCACGCTCCAGATATTCGCGCCACTCCTCCCGCTTCTGGCTGTGCATTCCCTCGGGGTAATAATTCGCATCCCGTACACCTGCCGTCGCCAGCTTTTGCCCGATGGCATTAATATTTGACGGCTTGATGTGGCCTGCCTTGTACAGCCGGACACAATAGCGACCATCGTCGATGATTTTAAGGTCTGCCAGTTCGTCAAGCTGGCTGTCTCCCAGCCATACAGGCGGGACGTTATCGCCAGCAAGTCGCCCGTCCTGCTCCTGCCATTGTTTCGCGTGCGCCCAGGCATCACTACCCGCAAAAATAATGACTTCGGTCATTTTGTCGTGTGGCTGTTTTTTTAAGTTCGGTGCCAGTTTCATTTTTTGCCCCTGAATGCGTTAATCATGTTTTTCATTTTCTGAATGTTCGCCCGTGCCCTGGCGTTGCTGGTGGGCTGTTTGCGTGGTGTGGCCTGTATCAGTGAAAAATCACGCCGGAACTGATAAACAGGCATCACGCAGTCATAGCCGTACCCATCACGGCGGTAAGTAACGCACCGTCCCGCCACGCTTTTAATCGTTACCGTGCCGCCGTAGTTATCCCGGAAAATATCGCCTGGGCGGATTTCAGGCCGAGAGAGGCCGCTGGCAGTAATGCCAGAATTTTTCTTTTTCATGGTTTTTACTCCAGAGGCTGCTTTTTAGCGGCGAGTTCAATATCAGATGTCAGAGAAACCTGTGTATTTGCCAGGTCTAACAACAAAGAAATAAGAATTTCTTCTCTGCTATCGGATTTATCGGTGCTAAGGCTGTTCATCCACATATTGACGACTTCCCTGATCTTTTTCGCAGAGTGCAGGGCTTCAAATGCCAGGTCTTCAATATCACGTTTATTTCGCATAATCGCCCCCGCATAACTGGTCTGCACTAACACCCGATTTAGTGAGCATTTCAGAAAATCCCGCAAGAGTGCTGATAAATTCGTTTTCCATTAAACGGCACTGGCATCTAACCCGGCCTTTTCCCAGATACACCAGTACGCGACCCGTATAATCTGATGGCACATTCAGCACTACAGGTAAGTGCGTTTCATGATTATGCATGGCTCACCACCTCCATATCAGCCATGATAATTTTGCTGGCCTCATTCAGTGCCATATCAGCGATAATCCGCATAGCAACCAGTGAGCGAGGAACGAAAGCCCTGGTATATTCTGTTTCACTGGTAGCGTGCTTATGCGCCCTGTCCGCGATAACAGAAATATCAATCAGCGCATCAATCAGTGTTTTGATTGCTTCGGCGGCTGCGTCCGGACGGGTGTTATTGCACATGGCGTACCCCCTGACGAATACGGGCGGCGAATACCATCACGCAGCCAGCCGGGGATTGCTGGCGTGCTTCCTGTTCGCTAGTGGCCTCAATGGTAATCACGCGCGGTTGTGCCGTGCTCAGGGCGATAAAACGCCAGATGTATTTATTCAGGTTGTGCGAGTCCCGCCCTTGCGGGTGTGTGGTATGATTTCTCATAGCTACCTCGATACTCTTTCTATCGTTGGTGGTTAGAAGCCCGTTGGTGTTGGTAGCACCTGCGGGCTTTGTCTTTTCATCGATTACCTCAATAAAGGTGTCAGCCACTATACTAGTAACAGGTGTCAGCCACGTCAATAGTGTTTTTCCATTTTCTTGTGTGTATACTGTCAGCCACCTAATAACAAGGAAATCAGATATGGCAACGAAAGCAGTTAATGGAAAATCCAAAAAACTTGAGGCACGAGTCCCCCATGCAATAGCTGACGCTGTAGAAAATTTAAAGGAAGAAGGCGAAAGCACTGGGCAATTTATCGTTTCGGCACTTGAAGGCGAGATCAAACGCCGCCAGCGCCGCAAGGCCAAAGAACCAGAGTAATCACCATCAGCGCCGTGGTGTAAGGTATTACGGCGCATTGCTATGCAGGACAACACAATGACCGATAAAGAATTGACCAAAACATTATCACCGGCACGGAAAAGACGGCGCAGAAAGATAGAGCATGAATCAGAAAGATTCGCGCCATGTGCTTTTGCCCTTGAGCAATTCCTTAAAGAGTACAGGGAAACGCGCTCATTGCAGGTATGGCAACGAACTGAACCAGACTGATTGCATTGCCCACCAGCCTGATAGCGGCTATCATCCCCGTGCTTATGTTTAGTGCTTTCCCATTGGCGACCGCCCCCGGTCGCCTTTGTTTTGTCACTGAATGCGGTTACCAAAGTAAAACTCAGGCTGATATTCACGTATCAGCCTTTTTTCTTCTTCCTCCAGCTCACGCTTTTTGCGCTTACATGCCTGTAGCCCCCTCCCCTTCTCGCTGGCACTTATTTGATATTGCTCTTTACGGCGGGAAAAATCCTGTAATGCACCCCATGGGATACCATAAGCCCCTGTTTCTCTGATACCCGGTATCACATTTCTGAATACCCAGTTACTGAAACGATGAGCAAATGTGCCAGGCGTCGTTGCTTTGCGGCTGCGGGCTATTAGTTTGTAGAAACCTGACCCAGAGATAATGCTCATATTCTGATTTCCTCCTGGGGTGTAAGTTAAATTTACTCCCTTTTCATCATCATCAAGCATCTGCAACGCCGTACGCGAATTGGTTAGTTCCAGCGCAGCACAAACATCGTTTGCAACAAACCACGGATCGCCGTTCAGATACACCACACGAACATCCACGCCATTAAAGCGCAGAACGACAAGATCACGAATATCGCAGAATTTTTTTACTGAACGAGCGTACCCCTTGCCCGTCACGGCAATATTTTTATTCATCGTTTTTACCTCACATACAAAAAACCCCGCATTGCGTGCGGGGTATGAAAGATATTATTAGTGGGGATTGGCCTGTTCTCGTTGTTTATCTAACCATGCCTCTACATCTCTACGGTGCCAGGTATGCCGCCGCCCAATTCTGAACGGTTGAGGAAAACCATTATTTTCATCTTTCCAGAAATTGATGAATGCGCTCATTGCCCCATAGCGCAAAATTTTCATTACGTCTTTAGTAAATAAAATATCTTCATTGGTATTCATTTGCTGAACTCCTCAACCATTTACTATTCTCAAACCTTTCTTACCACCGGATCTATTAATTACCCCTTTTCTCGCCTCATCAAAAAAATCTCCTACCCATTGCATCATAATTTTGCGTTGTTCTAAATAAGTAGTTCTATTATAAATATCTCTTATTTTATCACCACTTTTATGTGCTAATGCAGCCTCAATAACATCAGGGTTAAAACCCTCCTCATTTAAAAGCGTACTCCACATCGAACGAAAACCGTGTAACGTTACAATCCCTTTGAACTTGCTGGCAGCAATTGGGGTATTGATAGTATTCTTTCCCATAGGAGCATCTTTTGTTCTGGAGGAAAAAAATATATAACGCCCTCTTTTTATTTCCTGCATTGTTCTTAGGATTCTAATAGCCTGTGATGAGAGAGGCACAACATGTTCACGATGGCATTTCATTTTATGCGCGGGGATAATCCACAAGCCAGAATCAAAATCAATCTCGGACCACTCTGCTTTAATCGCCTCACCTGGCCTGACCATTGTCAATATCTGGAATAAAAGTGCATTGTGAGCTATTTGATACTTATGAGGCACACTATCCCACCAACTCAGAAATTCAGGCAATCTTTCAACAGGTAGTGCAGCTAATGATTTATTTTTCTTTCCTGTGAATGCAGTTTTTATCTTAAGTAATGGATTCGTTTTCAATGCTCCACAATTTACAGCGTAATTCATAATTTCATTTAATCTTGATATTAATTTTTTTTGCAACGCATTCTTATCGGATACGGCATCCAGAGCATTAATAGCTACTGGCGCTGTAATTTTCTCTATGCTGTACTTACCAAAGAAAGGAACAAGATATTTGTATACTTCATATTCGATATTATACAGCGTAGGTTTCCGCAATTCCGATCCCTTTTTAAAAGCGATCCATGCATTAGCAACAGCTTCAAATGTTTGTAGATTTTTTAGTGACATCTCAATTTTACGATTTTTCTTCTCTGTCACTGGATCAACTCCACGTGCAATCATTCGCCGAAGTTCATCACGTACTTCCCGTGCTTCCGCGAGTGAGAATTCAGGAAAACGCCCTATCGTGTATGTCTGCCGTTTCTTCGTTATCGGATGGCTATAACGGAAACGCCACACTTTCCCACCAGCTTTACTCACATTCAGCAATAAACCGAACCCATCATAAACGGCATAGTCCTTTTCACGTGGTTTCATTCCCTTAACTTCAGTCACGGTTAATGGCTTTACCGGCATCTATCGCCCTCATTTTTTAGTCCGTCATGTAGTCCTTTCAAGTCGATAACAAGCGATAAACTAACTCATTATCAAGTAAAGAGAGGAAACACAAAAAATCACAACTCATTGAAAAGACTACAAAACGACACCAGAACATAAAAACAGGTAAGAAATGTACCCTACATCCAGAATGACGCAATACGTGAACGCCGGGGATCACCATAACGACTGCCATCTGCATTGATGGATTCACCATCCCGTAACCAGACCCCACGTCCGTTCAGCTCGCGTTTTTGTTCAGGCAAAATCCGTCCTGAACAGGAAGGACACTGAATATAAGCCGCCTCACTTGCCAGCACAGGATCGGCAATATCACGGAAACCAGCAACCACATCGCCGCAGGGCTGAAAATACTCACCACAGTGTGGACAGGGCCAGTACCAGCGACGGCGATCGCCACGGTTATAGAGCGACAGGATCCCCGTGGTTGGTGGAGCCTCATGCGGTGAAGTCCGTCGCCATTTCACATCCTTCACATCCCTGCCGGGGGAACTCTCCACCAGCGTCATACCACTGGACATAAATGTGGTGGTACGTTTTGAGGCAAGAGAGAAGGCATCCCCCTCACCATCAATATCTTCCGGAAAACGGTCATAATCCGTCAGCGCCACGCATTTATAATCTGATGAAGACATGATATTGACTGACGGCCAGCCGATTTTCAGGTAGTTGCCAGCAAGGAATGTTCTGTCATAAACGTTGTTGTCATTTTTGTTCGGACTCAGGCGACTGACCACTTCCGGGCTGACGCGAAACGTTCTGGCGAGTCGTTTTTTGGAGTGTTCGCGGGCTTTTTCCTCCGTCATCTGAATGATCAGCATATCAGCAGGATCGCAAATCACGTTGTAAATCACCCAGCCGTCAATCAGGCCGATAGTCTTGCCGGTTCGTGCCGGGCCAACAAATATCACTGCGTCGTATTCACGCGAGGCCAGGCAGTTCATAGGCTCAATAACATACGGTGCCACCAGCGGATCCCATGGGACTGAGTTCCCTGCCCCCATGGGCACCCGCATATACTGAGCAACGGCATCAGCAACCCGCATTCGTCTCGGTGCGCGAAGGATATAACCTGAATCGGTTCGTGCTGCCTTTGCGGTTTCCTGATTCAGCATTACTCCTCCTGCTGTAATTCCTCCTCATCATCCGCACCTGGTTCAGTCACCCGCAGGGCTATCTGATCGCGCAGATCATCAATAATGGACTGAACACGGCTCACAGCGGCAGGCTGCAGACCGCAGTCACGTTCAAGAATATCCGGTAATGTCTCCAGCACCTGCACGACCGCTTTTGCCCAGATGGCAAACTCCCGTCTGACATCACTGGCCGGAATGAGTTGTGCCGTTTCCTGTTCGAACTTAAGACGCTCACGTTCAGACTGATACCAGGCTTTGCGCTCATGTGCGTCCATTTCGCCTTCTGCAACCGGCGGTGGTAATGCCAGAAATGCCGACACAATATCAACCACCCGATAAAGCTTGAGGTTGCTTTCATGCCCCCCTGCAACGGGTAGATTTTGCAGCCTTGCCGCAGCAGTCTGGCGATGTACACCTGACAGTGCCGCCAATTGACTGATATTCAGCGTCAGATTTTTTAACTCTCGATCCATACCCGCTCCAGAATGTTTTAAACATGCATCTTGCGAACGACTTTAGGCAAACGGTGTTAGTGATGAACAAAAAACAATCAAAATCGACACCACAAAAATAAATATACTGTAATATCAATCTATTACAGTAGTGGTGATGACGAATGAAATTTCAAAAACTAGCCTTTTTCCGCGACGCTCCCGCCCCGTGGCAGGGACCCCCACTGGGAGGACCCGACAGCCTGACTAGACTGGCCCCCTGAATCTCCAGACAACCAGTATCACTTAAATAAGTGATAGTC